CATCACTGCTGATATGGAATCTCCAGTTACTTACTCTGCTGCTTTCACAGGACAAGGAGTATTGACTCAGGCTACTAACGCATAATAACACCAAAAACACCAAAATATGAGAGGACATTACGAACTATCCCTAAGCGATGGGACTAAGATACCTATGAGGTTTTGTACATGGTCTTTAAAAAGATTCTGTCAACTTCAAGGAATTGGTCCTTCTGATATAGGAGAGGCTTTAAGTGGTACATCATCACTTGATGCTATAAGTAACTTATTTAGAGCTGCGGCTGAATACCCTTTATATAAAGAAGGTATAACACCAAAGTTTACCGATTTAGATACCTGTGATTGGATTGATGACATGGGTGGTATTGGTGGTAAAAAGTTTCAGGAAGTAATGGCTGCATTAACCGAAAGCTTAAATAGTGGACTAGAAGAATCAACTACTAAGAAAGCAGATAAAGATGCGGTAAAAAAAAATTAGAGTGGATTGATATTGAAAGATATACAATGGGGGAGTGCCAAGTGCTTCCCCATTTGTTTTGGGATATGACGATGGCTGAGTTAGATTATGTTTGGTATGGATACCGTCATAAAGAAGAGCAAGATTGGGTAAAGATTAGATGGCAAACTACTATTTTAATTAATATGCAACTCCCAAAAGGCAAAAAAGTCAAGCCTAGTGAGCTTTTGTCACTTGACTGCGATAATCGTAACTTTGTGAAGCAAAGAGTGATGACCAACGAAGAGTTGAGTGAAGTGCTTAAAAAATACGAAAACGTAAAACCAATAAAGCAAAATGGCTGATCAGAATATAAAAGTCAATATTAACCTAGACCTTGCTGAGTTTAATAAGAATGCTAAGGCAATGTCTGACGCATTAAGTAAAGTATTAGGAAAAGATGTAAAGATATTTGCCGATGAAATGACTAAGGCAGAAGGTGCAATTAATGGTGCTGAAAAAGCCATGAAAGGCGCTACATCTGCTGCATCTAAAGCTGGTGGAGAAGTAAAACAAGGTAATAAACAATGGACAAACTTTGCTTTAATTATACAAGATTTGCCATATGGATTTAGAGGTATACAAAATAACCTTCCTGCTGTTATAGGTGGCTTTGCAGGAATGACTGGTCCAATTTATTTAGCAACTTCTGCTCTTATTGCATTTTTTACAGCATGGGATGCTGGTTTCTTTAAAACAAAGAATGCTTTAACAATATTGCAAGATGCAAATAAAGAATATGCCGAATCATTAAAATCATCAATGGGGTCTGCTGGTGAAGAAATAACTAAAATGCAAACTTTAGTTAAAATAGCAGGAGATGCAGGCAATTCTATGGATAAAAGATTAGAAGCTGTTAAGCAATTACAATCAGAATATCCAGCATACTTTGGTAATTTAGATAAAGAAACTATTTTAAATGGCAATGTTAAAAATGCAGTAGATGGAGTAAAAAGTGCTATTATCGAAAGAGCAAAAGCTACAGCAATTGCTGGGAAAATAAATAAATTATCTGCTGAAAAGTTTGCTAAAGAAGAAGAGTTATATCAATTAGCACTTCAAAAGACCTTTAAGATACAAAAAGCCATACAGTATGTTAACCAAATGAAAGCATTAGGTTATACTGAATCTGCAAAGCATTTAAAAGGCTTAATTGATACACAAATAAAAGGAATTAGAGAAGAGGAAAATGTAATCAAGGGTACTGTAGATGTAATTGATAAAGAACTTACAAGACTAGATGGGTTATATCAAGAAGCAGCTACTAAATCTATAGCTTTAGAAACTGATGTTCCTGCACCAGCTCCTAAGGAAAAAGTAAGCACAAAAGCCTTAGACGCATTAAAATCACAAGCTAAGCTTTATGAAGATGATTTGTTTACTAGAAGATATTACAATTTACTTGTTTTAGATGAAGAGGAAAGAGTTGCTTTAAAACAAGCGGAAATAGACAAACTTTCTAGTGAAGATAAAAAAGCCATAGCTGAAGATTTCAAAAATAAAAGATTATTAATTGAAAAACAGACTCAGGAAGGAATACAACAAATTAGAAATAAAGATGTTGAAAATCAAGCAAAATTTGAACAAGAAGAATTAGATAAGACTATAGACGCTTATAAGAATCAATTAGATGTATTTGATGAATTTTATAAGAATAAACAAAATTTAAGTACAGGAGATAGGTTACAACAAAAGTCTATATATGAGCAAGAAGCATCTGATTTGCAATATATGCTTGATAATAATTTTATTTCATATCAAGATTATTTAAATAGATTAGGAGTTGTTTTTAAAGGGTGGACAAACAATAATAAAGCAATGGCTACCGAAGCTGCTGCTTCTATTAGACAAATAGGTAATGGTTTAATGTCTGCATTAGGTCCAGCTATGGATATGCTTATAGATAAAGGTGCTAATATAGGTGAGGTTATTCAAAAAATGGCTCAAGACCTTATTAAACAATTAATTAAGGTTATAGCTACTGCTGCAATAGCTGCTTTACTAATGACTATAATCTTCCCAGAAAAACTAGCTACTGCTGGTATGAGTGGAATGGATGTTTTTACTGGTTTATTTACTCAAGGCATGGGTTTAGGTGCTATGGCATTCCCACCTAAGAAAATGGCAAATGGTGGTATTGTATCAGGTCCTACAATGGGTCTTATGGGTGAATATCCTGGTGCTAGTCATAACCCTGAAGTAGTAGCTCCTTTGGATAAATTAAAGACGTTAATAGGTGGTGGTTCAGGAGGTCAATTTGTTTTAAGAGGACAAGATTTATTATTATCTGTTAATAGAGCACAAAAGGCATCTAATCTTAAAGGACAAAACATTAGTTTAGCATAATGGCATACGTTTTAAAATATACTATAACACAAAAGTTAAGAGATGACTTACTTCAAGTTGTAAAGATTTATGAAGAAAATCCATTAAATAATGATGTATATACATATGAGGCTACATCTGTACAGATTCAACCTAACTCAAATGAAGAAGACCCAATTGGTGGTGTAATATCTTCTCAGCTTAATGTGTCATTTTTAATATCAACAGAAGAAGACTATGAAAACTTCCCTGATTTATTGAACTATAATGATACTAAATATTATGTAGAATTGACTATAGGAGCTGAAACAAAATGGAAAGGTTGGTTATTTAACGATTATATTAATGTTCAATTTACTACAGGCAATCAAGAGGTAAACATCATTTGTATTGATGGTTTATCATTTTTAAAGTATAATTTTTATGAATCAGAAATAAGCATTAACGATAATGTAAGTTTATTAAATATCATAGGAACTTCTTTGAATCTTATACCATATCCTAATATGACATTTATATATGCTTGTTGCTCTTACTACGCATCAACAATGTTTGATAGGGGAGATGCTGGAGGTGACGAACCGTTTAAACAGGCATATCAATATAGAAGAGATTTTTTAAACTTAGATTATTACACTATTTTAGATAATATAGTTAAAGGATTTGGTTGTAGATTATTTCAGGCTAATGGTGATTGGTATATATTACCGATGAACCAAATGGCTACAACTATATATTATACAAGATATGTTGTTGAAAATGCTCCATCAAACTCAGGTAATGGCGTATTAGATAATATTGTTGATATATTGCCTTATGAAGATGGTAATGTTCATTTTGTAAACAATAGCCAAACTAAAATAGTTAAAAAAGGTTACCCTAATATTTCTACAGAAATACCTTATGAATATGCAGAAAACTACATTCATAATGGGAATTTAAAACAATTAGATGGACTTGGTTTCCCTGTAGGATGGGATAAAAATGAAGTGGGTACTGGATTAGTTCAATTTTTTGTTTTCCCAGATAGTCAATCTAATAGATTTAGTATAACCTCAGGAAGTAGTGGTAATGCATCTGTAACTATAGGTGAATTTCCATCTGACTTTGCTTACAAACCACAAATGTATGGTGCAGAAGCAACTTTATCATTTGACTTTCAAGGTAGCATGAGAGTATTTATAGAAATATTAGTATTAATTGGTGGTGGATATACGGCATTTTATCTAAAAAGTGATGGTACATGGACTACAGTTAGTTCATATATTGAAGTAGCATCTACTACAGGAACATCTTTTGATAGCAAAAGTATCACATTGCCATTAGGAGAGCAAGTTACATCTTCTGGGACTAGAGTAATGCAAGGATACGTAGACTGTTCCTTTTTAGTTGTGAATCAAGGTAGCACAAGTAAATCTGCTGGTATTATGAATTTTCAATTAAAACAATCTCCTGGAAATTTAACTCAAGTTGTTGTTACTCGTTCAATTAATGATAATCAAACATCAAAGAACATAGAATTAAAATATGGATTAATTTATCCTAATTTATTTGCTTATAAAAGTGAAAACTATATTAATAGATTAACAGATGTTTCAGGTGTTACGTTGACAGGCTGGTATAGATACGGTAAGCCTGCTGAATCTTTTGCTAATTTACCGCAATTAATCATGAGGCAATATTCAAACTTATTAAATAGAAACATAGCAACTTTAGAGGGCGATTTAGGTACCTATACATCTGAAAATGGAATGGTTTATTTAGATAAGGTTTATGAGATGCAAGATTCATCTACTAACGCCTTAAGCTATAATGGTAAAAAGTTTTTAGCCAATAGACTTACATCAAACCCTTATAACAATGAGGTAAGTAGTGTTCAGTTAATAGAAGTTATAGATACAGACAATGATTCAACTGAAACTTTGGTTTATGATGGATTTATTCCTGGAAGAGCACCTAGAGCAGTTTAAAAGATATAATATTAAAAATGTTTAAATATAAATAATGGCATCAGTAATAAACGGAACAAACATAGTCCTATACAAATACGACACAAATAAGCAATACTATTTTAATGGTTCTATAAATCAAGGAGTAACCGTAAATGGTTTTGCTTGTAAAGAATTAAATACAACAGGTATAGTTGGCACTTCTACTGACTTTAATAAGACAGGAGCAGGAGTAATAGCTTCTTTTATAACAGATGTTAGTGATCCTAACATTACTGAGATTAGTGCTGGTACATGGACTATATCAGCTTATTATTCTATAGCTACTGCCTTTACAGGTGCTAAAATACAATATAAGCTATATAAATATGCTGGTTCAACAGCTACTTTGTTAGCTACATCAGATGAGACAACATTGACATCTCTTAGTAAGACTTTATATAATACTAATATGACTGTTGCTACAACAGCTTTGTTAAATACTGATAGAATAATTATAGAAGCAGTTTACTTAGGTACGACTACTAATGCCATAACCTTATTTACACAAGCTGATAATCCTGGTACAACTACAACTAATATCTCTGTAGGTGTCCCATTTGGAGCAGCTACAAACTGTTCTTTTGAGGTTTCTGTAGATCAAAGAGAAGTTACTTCGGCATCTTCTGCATGGTTTAGAGAGTTTAAGAATGACGTAGCTTCATGGACTGTTAATGCCGATGGCTTTATTGCTTTAAATGACTATTCTTACTTATTCTTAGCTAACCTTCAGTTGACTAGACAACCTATATTAATCAAGTTCCAAGTAGACAATGATAATGGTGATGGTAGCGGAACTCTAGGATACTCTATATTCACAGGTACAGCCAATTTAAGCTCACTTAGTTTAAGTGCAGGGGTAGAGGCAGCCTCAACATATAGCGTGTCACTACAAGGCTCTGGTGCTTATAATATAACAGGTACTCAAGTTACTCCTGGTGGAGTGGTAATAGAAACATCAAATGTGATTATGTATCAATATACTGCTACTGGTGGCGAAACTACCGTAACATTTGCAGCAGCAATAGGCGGAATATGCTTATCAGTTACAAGAGGTGGTATGGAGGTTAGAACAATACAAACTTCAGGTGTACCAACAGGCGACAATGTTACATTTAACGCTACGACAGGAGTTGTTACCTTTGGCAGAGCTTTAGAGGCTGATGAGTTTGTTAGAATAATTGCAAAATAATAGTTAAAATTTATATATAAATGAGTTCAC